ATGCGGTCAAACGCAGATGGTTTGCTTTGCAATGTTTTGTCACCAAACAGAACTGTGCCTTCGCCTTGGAATGTAACAACAGGATTAATACCTTTTACATACAAGGTGTCACGGTCAGTCTTAGTTGGGTTGTATGCCAACTTAATGATGTTTTTGATGATACCACGATTTAAACCACCTGGTGAGAACCATGGGTCTCTCTCTTGGTCTGTTCTTGCACATAGACCTGCAATATCACCATTTAAAGGAACCCAACGATATACATCGTTATACTTGTCGTATTGATATTTCCAGTTACCATCTAACACGGCATAAGAAGTTGAAGTCAATGTATCACGGTATGTAACTGTGTCAGTAGCTTCGTCACCAGCATTGTTTACAACATCTGCTTTTTCTGGTGATAAGAAAACCAAGCAATCTTTGCGTGATTCTGCCATTGAAATGAGACTGTCCGCAAGTGTTTGACCAGAAGGACCTGAAATGACTAATGAAATGTCAACAGAGTCAGCGTTGTCAAATGAATCGTATGCAGTCACCACATTGGCAGTTGAAACATTACCATCGGCACCATTTGCAAGTGATACTGTTACATTGGCAGTTAGATTTGCAAATGCAATTGATGAATTACCACCCCAATTTGTACCTGTGGTTGGGTGATCCATCCATTGAATGTATTTGGATTGTGATGCAAGAACATTCTTGTAAAAGGTTGAATTGCCAGAATCGTCTTTTGCATCAGCAGCTTTAGAAGCAAATGGGAATACTTCAAGAACTGTATTTTTAGTTCCTGTAAATTTACCATCTTCATCGATAACAATCATATGAAGTTCATCAAAGCTTCCACCTTGATTAATTACATATGTTGATGTATTTGGTCTGCTTGTAAAGCTAGAAGCAAATGACCAACCACTATATGTGTTGGCATCTGCCATAGAAACTTTAAGAGAGTTGCCAATTGAGCCAGGGAAACGAGCGGCAAATTCACCGACTGCGCCTTGACCAGTTGAGTAGTTTAATTCCCAATCATCTTCGTTTTTAATCAGAACAGCAGTTGCTTGATTATTTGCAATTGCGTTTCGAGTGTCGGCGATTGATACCGCACGGACAATTTTTAATGTGTTTGTATATGCTAGGAAGTTTGCGGCTGAGAACCAGTATTCATAATTTGTAGAATCAGGTTTACCAAATCTGTCGGCAAGGCGAACCTCGTCAGAAATAGTAATGATTTCACTTGCTGGACCCCAAGCAAACGGCCCCGCAAATGCGCCAATGCTAGTGGCGACTGAAGGCACAATTGTAGTCAGGTCAATTTCTGATACATTTACGCCTGGTGAGAGCTGAAATGCCATGGATTTCTCCTTTTGTTATAGGATAGAATTCTTTTTATCGTGTTAACCACGAAAACAAAACAAGACCCATCACCAAATCGTCATTATTACCTTCTTCGGCCTCGTATGAATCTCTCACACGAACAAAGGTATTCATTTCGGCAATAGTATCAAAGTCTCTGACAATTAGTTTGTCAGATTCAACAAGAGTTTTTAAGTTTGCACAACCAATCTTTTTGACTGATTTAGTGGTCTTGATACCAAAACTGGTAGACCTCTTAAAACCACCTGAAATACTTTGCCCTTTAATATGATGATGTTCTAGTTTGTAAATATTTTCATATTCCAAATCATAGTGTAAAATGTCAACAACTTGTTGGCCAATGTTGTTTGTCTCAATCAAAACATATGCTTCATTGTATCTTTTTGCAACCGAATAAATGATTGTTGGAAAGAACAATAAAGGTAATTTATTATTTCTATATTTAGCGACTTGTTTATAGGGTGTTTCCGAAACATCAATGACATTGATTGTCGAATAGTCTCCGCCAACACCTTCAGAACAATCAACTGTGCAGATATACAATCTACCTGGTTTTGGTTGTTCGTGAATATCAAAACATTCTTCTTGGTAGATTGGGTCGAAGAATGCCAAACTACGAAGTTTAGAGCCTGAAATAAGTGTTGCCGATGAACCGATAAACTCAGTTTCAAATTCTTGCCTAAATTGTTCTTCAGAAGTGTTGCGTATCGTTTCTTCTTTCCATTTGGCATCACGACCTGGCACTTGAGACCAATGGACCTCCAATGGTTTGTATAGAGAACGACCCTCAGACGCATCAATCCACATTTTGTAGAAATGATTCAATCCGTATGGTGTGGAAACAACGATAACTTTTGTTGTTTTACCTGAAGTAACAACAGGGTAGGTAGAAGTAAAGAAATCGTCTGCCATGTTTTTAGGAACGAAAGCGAACTCATCTAAGAAAATTAGATTATATGTGCCGCCACGAACACCAGCAGAAGATGTTGCATATGCGTTAATCTTAGAACCATTTTCTAGTTCAATATTACCTTTATTCCAAACTTTGATGCCTTGTTGTAACCAAAGTGGAAGATACTCATATGCATACTGAATACGGCCTAAAATCTCACGAGCAAGAGAACCCTTGTTTGCAAGAATGGCAATATTGTAATTTTCTTGGAATAAAACAGACCACAACATGTAACCTGCCGCAGTTGTTGTTTTACCAACCTGACGAGGCATTTTACAGATTGAGAAACGATTGTTGTGAAATGTTTTGACCATATCCTCTTGGAAAGGCCACATTTCAAATGAGACAAGACCTTTGTCCACATTGACAATCTTTACATAATTTCTAACAAAATAAAGAGGGTCTTCCGAACATTTTAATATTTCTTTGACCTGCTCTTCGGTGTATTGTAATTCTACACCAATTCGTTTTAGGTTGTCATTACCAAGATATCCATCACTCATTTTGTAATGCTACGAAGCATCCATCCGTGTTTTTTATGTGTATCTAAACGACCTGCAATAAAATCTGCCAAACCTTGTTGGTCAAGTTCATCTGCTAATTTAAATGCTATGTCGAGTGTCATAATAACTTTTTGATTATCTACCATTAAACGGCGTGCCATTTCTACACCATTTGGAATAGAAAGTTCATCTTCAATTTCAGTAAGTTCTAAGAAACGAGAAAGTGAACCAGGCACATAGGCATCTAATGCACGAATTTCTTCTGCAATTGGATCAACCGCACCATGCAGTTCTTGATAAAGATTTCCAAAAAAATCGTGATATTGCGGAAAGTTTGAACCTTCCACATTCCAATGATAGTTGTGTGCTTTAAGATACATGGCAAAAGTATCTGCCAAAACCTTACGCATCATTTCGATTAAAGTTTCCATAGTGACCTATTTATTAGTTTTTAAAAGTTTGACTAATTCTGCGGTAGACCCAACAAATACTGCTTTATCTACATTTAGATTTTTAACAGATGACGCTTCTTGTGGAGACAAATCTTTTCGTCTTTTTTGTATTTCAAGTAAGTCTTTATTTAAGTCTGCTAAATTTTTAATTAATCCTGCGGCTACTTCATATGCTCTTGGATGTTCAGATGCTTTTGCAACATTCAACAAATCATCCATTGCTTGATTGCCTTTTTCAATAAGATTACGAATATTACACCTTGCAAAAGAAGCATCGTCATCTACGACAGTTGCAGGCAAAGTTTCTACTGGTGTTGGTTCTTTAGATTCGACAACTTCAAATTGAATGGGTTCTACATCTAAAACTTCAGACAATTTTTCATTTAACTTCTTCATGTTATATTAGGCCATTCCGTTATAGTTTCAGAGAATCCAAATTCATCATCAGGTTCAGAATTAATTGGATCAGCAGTAGTTACAATTTGAACTACTTTAATTGGTGTTTTATCAACCGCAGTAATTGTATATTTTGCGCCACTATAATCGCCACGAACAACATTGTTGGCTTCAAGTGTTTCAGTTAAACTTCCAACAATCAATGTACCTGTATTTGAGTTGCTAAAATATAATACTTTACCGGTAATCTCGCCTCTGTTTTGAACTCGTATTGTTTCACCTGTTGTAAAGTAATTGTTTCCGTTTGCATAGTCAACTGTAACTTGTTGTGTAATTGTATCGTTAGGTTCGATATGCATATTTGTAATTACACGACCATATGAAACACCACCTGGTGCGGCAGTATTTGCATATGATTCTCCAATCAGTCCTTGTCCACTCTTTACTGGTGGCCATAAAAATGATTTTACTGTAAACTCTAAATCCCAAATAATTAATCGGGTGCTCATCATGTCACCTTCATAATCTGTTGTCGTGTTTACAGAATTTAAAATAATGGGCATGTCATATTTTTTACCCATCTCACTTATAAAGTTTACTGAAACAGTAAAGTCTGGTGTAAAAAATGGCAAAATTTGTTCTATGATTTGAGTGCCATCTTCTGTGTTACGAACATAGATTGACAATGAAAAATTAAAATCATATGGAACAGGTAAATATTGTGTTTTTAAACCTGTGGCAGAATTATTAAAATTTTGTAATGTTGATACTTGTTTTCTTCCAGAATCGTATGAGATTCCTGTCAGTTCAAATGAAATGCGAGGCACCAAGGTATTGATAGATTTCATCAAAGTTGGGTCTGAAGTAATACGAGTTAAATATTTTTCTTTGGCACCATATGAAAGAGGAACTTTAAATTTTTCATACGCAGTTGACCCTGACTTATTATATCTTTGAAGATAAATGTCATTAAAAATTGTTCCAAATCCAACCACAATTTTGCGAATTGTGCGATTATAAAAATGTGAATTACCTAACATTATGCTTCACCAAATGGGTTAACTTCTGTAAAGTCAATGATTGAATCGGATTCAGTTTCAATTCTCTTGTTGTCAATAATATCTTCAAATGCATTGTTATCAAATGCATCATCATTGATTGTACCAGATGTTGTGTAATATGCACCTGATGTTGCACCTATTGTGTTTGATGCATTAGCAAAAGTACCAATTACCCGATAAACATCCAATTTTCTAGTTGGACTTGTTGACCATGCATGAACGATTGCTTGAGCGGTTGCATTGGCCAATGTTCTGTCTGGTGATTGAAATACAATTTCATCTAAGGTATAAGTTCCTGAACCAACAGAGGCAGACATTGTAAGTTGACTTCTGGTATAGTTATCACGAATTTGTTCATCGATTTCATCAATACCAGTAGAAATAATTTCGTTTGAAAATACAAACTGTTTAAGTTTTAATGCATAAACATAAACATTACCGCCACGACCACGACCTAATGTGTAATACATTGCTTGGTCATTTTCATGTTCAACAAATGTAATTTCAAAAAAGTTTTGCACCAAAGGAATATAAACTAAATCACCTTCTCTAGGATGCAATAAATTTGCAGCACCTACTGAGTAATTAAATCTGCGGCGAGATACCAATAATGATACTTCATCTCGAATCTCTAAACCAAATTTAGAAATGAAGTCTTGTTCACCATCCATACCCGAAACATTTTCGAGATACATCTCAATTTGGTATGCAGTTTTATATTCTTTAAGTGTATCTTCACCATACAGATAATCTATTTCATTACCTGCTCTTACTGTTCTGGGAAGATAATAAACATCCATGCCATAGATTTGCATGGCTTCAATGACCAAATCCTCAACGAGCAATTGCTCTGAGGTAATCTGCTCAAGAGGAAAGTTATTGAAGTAAAAATTGGTAGGCATTCATTATTATCCAGTAAAGATTTCGCTTGGGAGACTATTGAAGTTAAACATTTCTTCTTCAATCTCTTTTATTTCTTCTGCGGCTTCATCGTATATTTCTTTACCATTTAATGTAACGCCACCAGGCATTTGAATACCACCAAACTTTTTAAGGTTGTTACCCCATTGTTTTTTAATCAATGCGGTGGTATATTTTTTCATAAATCGGTCATTCCAAATATCAGAGATGCCTGATATGGTGACTGAAACATTATCCACATTTGCAGTCATTGGACCAACCAATGTAATTTGTGTTGCTGAGTTAATGTTACGAATTTGTTTTGATTGTCCATCAATTACGATGAAGTCGTTTTCTAAAACTTCTTGGTCAAAAATTGTGCCGTACCCAAGTAAAGTATTTGAAGATGTGTTGCCTGTAACCGCACCTGTTAGTGTAATTGAATCCGGTCTTAGTTTACGATAACATTCAACAACAACATATTCACCTTCTTGCAAATCTCTGTCCCAATCAATGTCAAGGAACAATTTATTCATATGACGATTGAAACGAAATTGCGGTGTGCCAGAAAACAATAGTTGCAATGAACGAATGTGTTGCATGGTGATTTCATATGACACATAAGATACCGATGTAAAGTCATAAAGGTCATGCAAACGCAATTGATAACGCAAGTCAAACATATTGATTGATGAATTGGAATCATCAAATGGCAAAACACCAGTCACAAATGTAACCGCATCAGGTGCGTAAATCCAACGGCGAGAAATATCTTCTGCCGTAATTTTGTGTTTCATATACATCTTTTCAACACCATCCCAATGATAGTCATTGAAAAATGCTAACGCATCGTCTATTCTGTCCTCAACTTGGTCATCATCCACATTAATCTGAATGACAGGAAAACCTAAACGGCGCAAACAATAGTCTTTAAATTGTGCTCTGGTTGAAATTGTTGCCATTTTTTATCCTAGTGCAATTGCAAACGCCAAAGCATTTGGGTCTGTTTCTGTATAAGTGATTGCAGTTTGACTTACTGAAGTAATTCTACCAAATTGGTCAATTGTAACTGTAATTGCAGTAGAAGAATTACCATAAGTTCCTGAAGTAACACCAGATGGTTTTAGTCCTATGTCTAATGTATCAGAAGTTGCATTTGCAAGAATTTGAATACCATTTGCAACTGCCGCAGTAATTGTTAATGTGTCATTATTTGCATCTGCAACTAAACTTGTTCCATTTGCGGAAACTGTTGTAAATGCTAATTGTGCAGTTTGGTTGGCCTTATCAAAAGCCGCTTGTGCAAGAACATTAGCTGCGTTTGCTCGAACAAATGCGGCATCTGTTTTAATGTTAACAGTATTAGCAAAAGAAAAAGCAGAATCTACTTTAATATTAACTGTATTGGCAAAAGCATATGATGCTTCAGCCGTAATATTAGCTGCATTGGCTTTAACGAAAGCCGCATCTGTTTTGATATTTACAGTATTACTAAATGCAAATGCCGAATCAACTTTAATGTTTGCAATATTGGCAAATGCAAATGCCGAATCAACTTTAATGTTAACAGTATTAGCAAAAGCATATCCAGAATCAATTTTGATATTGGCAGTATTAGCCTGATTAAACGCAGCTTGTGCTAAAATATTGGCTGCGTTAGCTCTTGCAAATGCAGCTTCAGCAGTAATGTTAGTGGTGTTTGCAAACGCAAAAGCACCATCTGTTTTGATATTAACTGTATTGGCAAAAGAAAAAGCGGCATCAACTTTGATATTTACAGTATTACTAAATGCATATGCGGAATCTACTTTAATATTGGCGGTATTAGCTTGATTAAATGCGGCTTGTGCTAAGACATTGGCAGCATTAGCTCTTGCAAATGCAGCTTCAGCAGTAATGTTAGCGGTATTGGCTTTATCAAATGCAGCTGCCAATGTCGTTGTATCTGCAATTGTGTAGTATGTGGTTCCATCATTTGTGAATTGCCAAACATCTGAATTTTCATTCCACAATAGGTAAACATTTGCAGAAGAACCACGGTCAATTTCTAAACCCGCATTGGCACTTGGCGCAGATGCTTGGTCAATTGCCGCATTAAGCGTAATAATATTATCTTTAATTAATACGGTTTGAGTGTTGGCGTAAATTTGTTGGCCAACAATAGTTAAATTACCTGTAATAGTTACATCACCTGTAATTGAACCTCCAGTATTTGCAAGAGCACTATTTGCTTTGTCAAATGCACTTTGCGCTAAAACATTGGCGGAGTTTGCTTTTGTAAATGCAGCTTCACCCGTAGTGTTGGCAGTATTTGCTTTTGCAAACGCAGCTTCAGCAGTTATATTGGCAGTATTCGCTTTATCAAAAGCTGCTTGTGCAAGGACATTGGCGGCATTAGCCTTAGTAAAAGCCGCATCGGTTTTAATATTTACAGTATTACTAAATGCAAAAGCCGCATCTGTTTTGATATTAACTGTGTTAGCAAAAGAAAAAGCAGCATCTGTTTTGATATTAACGGTATTAGCAAAAGAAAAAGCAGCATCTGTTTTGATATTAACTGTGTTAGCAAAAGAAAACGCAGAATCAATTTTAATGTTAGCAATATTAGCAAAAGCATATGCGGAATCTGCAATAACATTTGCAGTATTTGCTTTATTGAAAGCAGCTTGTGCTAAAACATTTGATGAGTTAGCTTTTGCAAATCCAGCTTCGGCAGTTACATTGGCAGTATTTGCTAAATTAAATGCGGCTTGAGTAAATGCAAGATTGGAAGATAATGCACTTTCTCTAGCTAAAGGAAAACCACCTGCTGTTGAACCATCGTGAACAACAATAGTTTCTTTATCGGTATCAACAGTAATTTCTGCCACCGCACCTGTAAAGGTGCTAGTCTGTGCTGTATTACCTCTTCTAAATTGAACTTGTGTTGACATAGTAGTTATTTATCGTTGTTCCAAAATTAAGCTAAAGACCCGTAATCAATTGAATAATATATCGGATCATTAACAAATCCATAATCCACCGTTAAGCCTTGAGCGCCTGGAGTGCCGGCAAAAGTAATTGTTTTAGATGTGGCGTTTGCATAAACGACTGTTCCAGATTCACCTACAAAAGTTACTTTATCGTTGGCACTAGCTGCATTTGCATAAACAGAATTGTTTGAGGTAAAGATTTGTCCAAAACCAAAATCTGTTGTACCACCACCGCCAGATATTGCAGTATTAGTAATTGAACTTATACGACCATTGGCAGTTAATGTAATAACCGGTACATGAGTTGCATTACCATAGACACCAGCGGTAGCTGTTATTGATGTTACATCTGTATTCGCCTTATCAAAGGCCGCATTAGCCGTTGTTCGAGCAACAGAATCAACAGAACCACCACCTGCATTAGCAGAATATTGTCTTGATCCATCGGAAAATTGAAAGTAACCGCCTGTGTTTGCAACAAATGTATTTGAATATATTACATTTGCACCAGAAATAATACCGCCAGAACCACCACCAGTAACTATTGATGATGTATTAATGTTGGTTACATTGAGAGTGGCAATTGCCTTATTGAATGTAAATGCAGAATTGCCACCAAAAGATCCAGAATCGTTAAACTGAACCTCTTGATTGAGACCGCTTGGTTGCGTTGTTCTAATTGAACCAAGGGTATTTGATGTAGTTTTATAGTATAGAATACCATCGGCGTAGTTAAGTGCTAACTCGCCGTTTGCAAGAACTCCAAGAGAAGGTGTATTTTAATACCTCTTCTTTGGTAACTTGTTCAACAATTTCAATGCCTAATTTTTTCTTTGCGGTCTTTGGCAACATTTCTTCCAACTGTTTAGTGTATTCTGTTTCTTTTTTCAGTTGATTCTGAAAATTTTCAGTTGTTTCTTTTAGTTGTTTCTGTAAATTTTCAATTGTTTCTTTATATCCAGAAATTTCTCGCATTTGAGTATTTACTGCGGTCTGTAATCTAAACCTATCAGTATCAATTTTATCTGCATTTTCAACAATTGCGTTTTTACTTTCCAACTGATTTTTTAAATTTATATTATCTTCTTTCAGTCCAACAATTTCTACTTTTAATTCTTCAAATTGTTCTGCACTTTTTTGAAGTTCGGGTATAATTTTTAAATGTTCTTCCAATCCACGAATTTGGGCTTGAAACAACAAATTTTGTTTTACAACCGAAATGAAATTTTCAATTACTGTTTCATTGTAATGCGTTAAAAATTTTACATCTGCCATAATAAAATCCTTTCATAATTTTAGAAAAAACCGCCATTCAAGTGAGCAAATGTTGGAACACCTGATGCATTAATTTGTAGAACATGGCCTTCAGTAGAAGATGTAACTGTGGTTACCGCAGAAGTACCTTGACCCATTAAAATGGCATTTGTTGTAAATGAGGTATTTCCAGTACCGCCTCTTGCAACACCTAATGTACCAGAAGTAATTTGAGATGCCGCAATTGCGATTGCAGTATTTGTTACAGCAGAAACACGACCATAAGCATCAGTTGTAATAACTGGTACATGTGAAGCATTAGCATATGTAGCTGCGGTACCTGTATTTGCTAAAGATACAAACTTAGAACCATCAAATTGTAATGCGGCACCTGTTGTATAACCACCGTTATTATTTGTACCTCCACGAGCAATTGCGATATTACCTGATGTAATTTGTGAA